CCCCAAAAACAATCCCAACGAAAACATTGAACATTACAAAGAAATGATTAAGAACTCTACTGGAGTTATAACATCCACACCATTCCTCACTGAGAAGATGACGAAGTGGAACAAGAATTGTGTGATGCATCAGAACTACGTTCAGATGTCAACCTTCAAAAAAAGAGACCACATCCGGCACGATTCAGGAACACCTGTTGTCGGTTGGATGGGATCAACGTCTCACCGAAGCGGTGATTTACACATACTGAGAGGCCTGTCTTCACAAATATCCAAAATGGCCACTTGGCATCATACCGGACATATCAATATAGTCGGAGTTCCTAAGTTCTGGGATGAGATAAAGGTTGAAGCAGGGATGGTGACTACCACACCGTTCCTCCCTCCCACCGAGCTAGGAAAAGGCGTAAACTTTGATATAGGCTTAGTTCCCCTAACGTCAATACCTTTCAATGACGCAAAGTCTTGGATCAAGGGAATTGAGTATGCCGCTGCCGGTGTTCCATTTATAGCATCTTCCTCCGCCGAGTATCGGCGCTTACATGAGGAGTATGGGATTGGTATACTTGCACGTCGGGATGGAGACTTTCCCAAAAAGATAAAAAACCTACTTGATGCCAAAGTTCGTCAAGAGATTGCTGATGAGAATTACGAGTTAGTAAAGCAACTTGATGTAACAGTTGGCGCTAAGAATCTGCTCGCTGCTATAGAAAGCTTCATCCCATGAAGCGTGGAAAGCCACTGAAGAGGACACCGCTGAAGCGTGGTGAAAGTAAGCTGAAGTCAAAGACTCCGCTGAACAAGCGATCAAAGAAGATGAAGGACAAGTATGTAGAGCGTCGTAAGATTGTTGAGGAAATGCTTCAATCACAGAAGTGCTCTGCTTGTGTGGTGTATCACGTATACGACGGTTACATGCGCCTACCAGACCCAAAGAGCGCGTCCTCCACGCCAAAGCTGGGAGTGTGCCATGTCAGAAGAACACAAGATGTACACGAAATTGTCAACAGATCGCAGGGTGGCGACATTCTAGACAAGAGCAACTTACTTGCAGTGTGCAGGCCTTGCCACAGGAGGATAACCGAGAATCCACTAGAAGCAGAAATGGTAGGCCTACACCTACCACGTTGGTTAAACACACCGGCTGGATTAGTAGAAGCGAAGCGTATTAGAATAAACTTCATCAATGGTAAATTTACAGAGCCATTCTGGGTAGGTGACGATGAGTAATGACAACTGGACATTCGGCATAACAACTGATTACTCAGATGCCGGAAGATTGACCGAAATAGTCAATTCGATACGCAAGCAGAATATACCAAATTACGAAATCCTATTCATTGGAGACGGTGATACGTCAAGGCTTATCGCTGACGACATTAGACACATACCCTTTGATGAGACAGTAAAGCCACGTTGGATCACCAAGAAGAAAAACATTCTCGCAAATGAAGCCAAGTACGAGAATATCGTACTAATGCACGACTATCACATCTTCGACAAGGATTGGTATTGGGGTTTCAAGAATTTCGACACAGACTGGGAAATTTGCTCATGCCCACAATTCCTGATTACCGGAAGACGAAACCCAATGGACTGGTCACTTTGGGATAAGCCCGGTCATGGAAGGGCTTGGGCTTTAGACTATGATGACTGGACGCAGACAAGGTTCATGTACATCTCTGGAGGATTCTTTATAGTCAAGAAGCACGTAATGCTAGAAGAACCACTAAACGAAGATCTTGTGTGGAATGAGGAAGAAGACGTTGAGTGGTCCTATAGGGTCAGAGACAAGTACGTAATGAAGTGCAACAAGCTCAGCATAGTCCGCCATAACAAGTGGCACAGACACGCAGGACCACAAGAATGATAAAGTTAGTTATATTCGATCTTGACGGCGTACTTATAGATTCAAGAGACCTCCACTTCTACTCACTAAACAACGCCCTAGAGAGCGTCGGTGAGCAATATGTAATAAACAGGAAAGAGCACCTGTCAACATATGATGGACTCAGCACATCAAAGAAGCTTTCCATGCTTTCCAAGTCTAAGGGTTTACCAGAATCATTACACGGTGAGATATGGAAGAGAAAGCAAGAAGAGACGCTGAAGCTGCTTTCTTACTTTGGTGAAAATTCTGTTGCTGTCAAGATCATGGAGGAGCTCCGGTCTAGAGACATCAAGATTGCTGTAGCGAGCAACAGCATACGAAGAAGCGTTCAAGTAGCCCTTCATTCAATAGGAGTTTTGCATCTCGTTGATTACATTGTCAGCAATGAAGACGTTACGCTAGCAAAGCCGTACCCCGAAATGTACTGGAAGTGCATGACTGCTTTCAATGTATTGCCGGATGAGACTATGATCATCGAAGATTCACATATCGGAAGAATGGGTGCAATAAACTCCGGAGCACAACTTCATGCCATAAAAAACTCTGATGATTTGAGCTATGCTAACGTAATGATAGATATAAACAAACAAACAAGCGAGAAGGAGAAAGGCGTGCCTTGGCGAAGCAATGAGATGAATGTTTTGATACCGATGGCTGGTGCTGGTTCTAGGTTTGCTAGCGCCGGATACACTTTCCCTAAGCCACTAATTGAGGTGCAGGGAAAGCCAATGATCCAGAAGGTCGTTGAGAATCTAAACATAGACGCTCACTACATCTTTATTGTTCAGAAAGAGCACTACGAAAAGTACAACCTGCAACAGTTATTGAATCTCGTTGCTCCGGGCTGCGACATTGTAGTCACAGAGGGAATGACCGAAGGTGCTGCTTGCACTACGCTCCTAGCCAAGGAGATAATAGACAACGACGCTCCACTGCTAATAGCAAACTCAGACCAAATCGTTGATTGGAATTCAAATGAAACCCTGTATGTTTTCACCGCAAGTGACATAGATGCGGGGATACTATGCTTTAATTCAACACACCCCAAGTGGTCTTTTGCCAAACTTGATGAGGATGGTTTTGTATCAGAGGTTGCCGAGAAGAATCCAATATCAGATTTAGCAACAGTAGGTATTTACTTCTGGAAGAAGGGTAGCGATTACGTAAAGTACGCAGAATCAATGATCTCCAAAGACATAAGGACGAACAACGAATTTTACGTATGCCCTGTTTTCAACGAGGCAATATTGGACGGCAAGAAGATAAAGACATCACTTGTGGAAAGAATGTGGGGCATTGGTACTCCAGAAGATCTGAACACATACCTAGAGGAACACCAGTGAAAACCAAAATTGAAGTCGGTGCCAACTGGGGGGGAGATACTCAGTCTTTGGCTGCAGACGGATCAGTAGTGTACGCCTTTGAGCCTACGCCTTCTCTTGCTGACCATCTTCGTGAGAGGTTCAAATCTAATAGCAACGTACACATAATAGAGAAAGCTGTAGACGAGCACGATGGAGTGGCAGAGTTCAACATAGCGGGAACAGGTGACTGGGGGTGCTCCTCCCTGTACGAGTTCTCTGAAGACATACACTCCAAGTGGAATGGACGCCCAGACTTTCACTTTACCGACAGGTGTGAAGTTGAAACCATTCGACTTGATACATTCATCCAACAGAACGAAATTGACAGCATTGACTACCTGTGGATAGACGCTCAGGGAAACGATTTCAATGTACTTAAGAGTCTCGGTTACTTCATAAGCCGAGTGAAATCTGGCAAATGTGAAGGCTCTTACACAGTCGACTTATACCAAGGAACGAACAACAACGTAAACGATATAGAAATATGGCTTGAGTCCAACGGATTCAAGTGCACGGTCATACCTGACAACGTGAACAAAGAAGCAGACATACACTTCAAGAGATTATGATACTTATAGCTCATCGTGGAAACACGAACGGAAAAAATAAAGACAGAGAGAATTCTCCAGACTACATCAACGAAGCCATCTACGATGGCTACGACGTTGAGGTGGATTTGTGGCGCGTCTTCGGCAAGCTGTACTTGGGTCATGACTATCCGCAGTATGAGATAGATTCAGATTACCTAACTGATAGGTCATCAAGCCTATGGGTACACTGCAAGAATTCCGACGCACTTGACTACGCAATATCCGCATCACTAAACTGCTTCTTTCACGACACCGATGATTACACATTCACACACCGAGGTTTCGTGTGGGCTTATCCCGGAAAACAAGCAGTCGCTGACATAACGATCTGCGTTATGCCTGAGAATGCCCGCGAAATGGATATGAGTGGATTTGTGGGAGTTTGTTCAGATAAAGTATCGGAGTTCAAATGTTTAGAGAAGTAAATTACAATACACCAATGGTAATAGGCACTCCGCTTGTTGCGTGGAAGTGTGAGAGAAACGAAGACATGGATTGGCTTCGCAGGAGACATGCCATCAAAGAGCAGTTCCCCAACGCAGACTTTTTTGCTGCACTTGAGGTTGATGCTCGCGGTTTAGATCCGTTTGCTGAGGTAATCGAAGCGCTCAATGAAGTCGGCGGTACATATTGGACCTACATGATAAACGACAACGAAGAAGTTGTTACATCTAAAAACAGGTGGATAAGAATAGAGACAGGAAGAAACCTCATTAGAGAGTTTGCTCAGCGGCTCAGGAAGATGTCAGAAAATCATTGGGGCGAAGAAACGCCACAAGAGGGCTACGTAAATTACGAAGCGGTTCTCTACGTTGATTCCGACATAGCACTAGGAGAGCAGCATATAGAAAAAATGCTTGAGGTAGACCATCCCTTGGTTGGCATAGACGTTCCGCAGTACTGCCTAACTGGCAAGGTCATAAACGATAGCCCACGAATAGAAGAGCACTGGAATACTGCTGGTATGCTTTTAGTAAACGCTCCAGCATACTACGATTTGGTTTGGCATCATAACTCATTCTTGAATTTAAGTGATGATCCATCATTCCAGTCTGTAGCAGAACGCCTTAGCCGCATAAATGAAGACGGCTCATTTGGTGAACCTTGGGGACAAACGTGGGTCAGGAAAGATCTACCTGCTTATACCAAGCCACTTGCTCCGGTTGAGACTAGGAACATTAGCAACAGAGTATACGATGAAAGCTGAGTCGGCTGTAGGATTAGACCTAAGCCTCACATCCACCGGGTGGGCAACACACCGAGAGACGGGAACCATAACCACAAAGTCAAAGGGAATGGGGAGACTTCTACTGATTCATGATCAGATAGTGGAAATACTTTCAGACATTGAGAGTCCTGTCGTCGCAATCGAAGGCTACGCATTTGCTAAGCAGACAAGTCATGCTCATGCTCAGGGGGAGCTTGGTGGAATTATCAGAATGATGTTGTTCAAGAGCAAAATACCTTGGGTAGAAATACCACCAACCAATCGGGCGAAATTTGCTACGGGTAGAGGCAATGCGGGAAAGTCTGAAGTTATATCTCAAGTTTCTGCAAAGACTGGAATAATATGGAACGGTTCTGGGGCAGACGACGAATGTGATGCTTGGATACTGAGAGAAATGCTGCTAGCAAAGTTTAATGTTTCAGAGTACGAGTGGCCTTCAGCCAACCTAGACGCTCTAAGCAGGGTCGATTGGTCACAACTTGAGTTTGCATAATCCAGACTTGATCACAATCACCGATGCTGGTAATATACAAGTATGGTAAACGGCAGAAGCAAGCCCCTCAGCTCAGTAGATATTGAAGATGAAATCATTCGCATAACTCACGAGCTAGAGGGCGAGACAGAGGCATTTGAGCAGCTGTCAAAGGATCACGCCAAGAAGGAAGCGGAATACAAGACAAAGTGGTTCAAGGAATACTTAGCAGCCGAGGGTTCGATAAAGCACAGAGAGAGCTGGGCGGGGTACAAAACCAGCGACTTGTACTATGAGTCAGTTGTGGCAGAGGCACTTGTTAAGGCAAAGCGAGAAAAGCTTCATTCACTAAGAACTAGTTGCGACGCACTACGAACCCTAGCAGCAAACGTAAGATCACAGGTTAAATTCTAATGAGCAATAACATCGATGACGCAATCTCTTCTCTAGCGGTTGATATAGATCTCCTAAAGCCATTGTCGAACAACCCACGTCGTGGAAATGTTTCAGCAATCAAGGAGTCGTATCAGAGGTTTGGGCAACTAAAGCCTATCGTTGCGGTTTCCGAAGGAGACGGAACATATACTGTAATTGCAGGCAACCACCAGCTAATGGCAGCTAAGGAGCTTGGCTGGGACGAGATTGCTGTCTCAGTAGTAAGCCTAGATGAAAGCGAAGCACTCACATTCGCTCTTGCGGACAACAAGGTTTCTGAGTTGGGATCGACAGATAACGAGCTTCTCTACGAAATGCTATCGTCAGTTGCTGATGGGTCAGAGCTTCTTGATGCTCTCGGGTGGGACGACTTCGCTATTGCGTCTATAGAGAACTCAGTCATATCATCTAGCACTGAGTTTTCACACACTACTGGATGGACTGCACCAGAAATAATCACACAGCCAACCGTTGTTGAGGAGCTGCCTCCGACCAGTGAGCAGAAGACAACCAACCTAAACGATAGTGGCAATGCTGTTGTTTCCACAGACACCCCTACAAGTTCAATAGTTACTCAGGGAAGCACAGCTACATCAATGTCAGGCTCAAAC